ATGGCCCGGGCAGGAGCTATCGGTAACACGCTTGCTTTGTCCGCGGCAATGGTTGCTCTGGCTGGTTCGATGATTCTGCTGTCGACCGCGTTGCTGATCATGAACAAGGTTGACTGGACGTCGCTGGTCAAGGGCATCGGCTCCATGATCGTGATGATGAAGGTTCTCGAGAGCATCGGAAACCTCGGTGCGGGTGCAGCCAAGAACTTGGTGGGCGCTGCTGTCGCCATCGCAGCGGTTGCTGGTTCTATGGTGATTCTCGCAGGTGCTCTGCTCCTGTTCAAGCTCATCAAGTGGGGCGAGATCGGTAAGGCTGGCGCCGTTCTCGGTGGCTTGGCTCTTGCTGTGGGTCTCTTGGCACTGATCCCGTACCAGGGCATCGCCAAGGTCGGTCTCGCACTCCTGGTCGCCTCGGTCGGAATGATCGCGATGGCCAACGCCCTGCTTATATTTGAGATGGTTGAATGGGGTTCCATCGGGAAGGCTGCGGTCGTTCTCGGTATGCTGGCTGTGGCTCTCGGAGTCATCATCGCCCTGGGTGGTCCGGCTTCAGTAGCGGGCATGCTCGGCTTGGCCGGCGCTATGCTGCTGCTCTCGGTGGCTCTGATCGCCCTGAACGAGGTCGAGTGGGCCAGTCTTGCGAAGGCCGCGGTTGCTCTGACTGCATTGATGCTCGCTTTCGCTGTGGGCGCGACGATTCTTGCCGCGTTCCTCTATGTGATTGCCCCGGTTACCCCTGTTCTGATCGCCCTCGCGGTCGCCTTTGCTCTGTTGGGCGCGGGTCTTCTCGCGTTTGCTGCAGCGATGGCCATTGCGATGACGGTTGGCGCTGCCGGAGTTGCCGTCTTCGCTGCTCTGGCGACTGGCGCAGCTACGGCTATCGCCGTGTTCCTGCAGACTTTGGCCCTCCAGGCTCCGGTCATGAAGGACGCGGTCCTCGATATTCTTCAGAACTTCATCGACGGCATCGTTGAGGCCGTACCCATGATTGTGAAGGGCGTTCAGCGAATCTGGGACGCCTTCATGACATCACTCATGGGTAAGGAGAAGAAGAAGGATCTCAAGGACCAGGGCAAGGGCTGGCTCGAGTTCGTGGCAGAGGGCCTCCAGGACCGGATGCCTCTCATCGTTGCGAAGGCTTCGCTGATCATCATCCAGTTCCTGAACGAGCTGAGTGCGCACATGGCTCAGATCTCAGCGGCTGGTGTGGAGGTCCTCGTCCAGTTCATCAACGGCGTGACGTCCAAGGTTGATCGCGTGGCCACGGCAGTCCGAAAGCTCTTCCAAGAGCTCTTGAAGGCCATGGCGTTGCAGTATCCAAAGATGGCTGAGGCCGGCATCAAGACCGTGTTCGAATTCGGTCGAGGCCTGGTCTCGGGTATCGCGGAGAACGTCAGCAAGATGGTGGCGGACTTCTTCAACCTGGGTGTCGACCTCGTCCAGGGTCTCATCGATGGTGTAGGGAGCATGGTTGGCGCTGCTCTCTCTGCTGTCGGCGGCCTCGCGGGGAGCATGGTGAGCACAGCGACGAAGATCTTCGACGTGCACTCACCTTCCCGCGTGTTCATGGACATCGGCAAGTTCGTCGTCATGGGTCTCACCCAGGGGATTCAGAACCACGCTGCCTCCGCGATCGCTGCGGTGGCCTCGATGGTGCACGGATCCATCGCGATGGCGGATTCGCTCGTCAGCAAGTTCATCCAGAAGCTTGATCAGTCGGCAATCGCCGCACGCGCCAAGGCAGAGGGCATCGCCGCTGCTGCACGTCGTGCTGAGCGTGAGGCCAACAAGACCAAGACGAAGGCGGACGACAAGGCTGCTCAGCGGCTCGCTCGTGCGGCTCGAAAGGCAGACCGTCAGGCCGACAAGGCGGACAAGGAAGCCCAAGAGGCGCGTCGTAGGGAGGCCCGAAAGGACCGCTGGGAGAGCGCTTCTCTCCAGGAGAAGGCTGAGATCCGTTCCAACGATTCGCAGCGTCAGATCAACGCGGCAAAGGCTGCTGAGAAACGAGCAGCTGCAAATCTGGCTGAGGCCGACGCTCTCGAGCGTATGGCCAAGGCCGACGGAGTCACCGAGAAGCAGCGCAAGGAATACGAGCGTCGCGCCGAGAAACTTCGGCGGGAGGCTCGCGAGGAGGCCAAGCGTGCGAATGAGCTCATGCGAGACGCACGTGAGTCTGCCGCTTCCGCACTCGTGTGGCAGCGGAAGGCTGGAGAGGAAGCCGCTCAGTCGTTCCAGGAGCAGTTCGATGCCCAGGCTCAGGCAGATGCCGACGCCGAAGCATTCGACAAGCTGTCCGACGCTGAGAAGGCCAAGAAGCTCCGTGAACAGGCCGAAGCCATGCAGAAGAAGGCCGAGGACGACCTCAAGCGAGCAAAGCTGCTCGCCCTGACGGACGTCGACAAGGCCAACGAACTGGCACAGCAAGCCATGGATGAAGCCCAGCGGGCGAGGGACCTGATTGACCAGGCAGAGGACCTGGAGAACAATCCCTCGAACCGCCCCGGGACGACTTTGGACTTGACCCAGACTGCTGCCGCTGCTGCCGCTGCTGCACGATACGCAGAGCAGTACCAGAATGCTTACGCGGCTGCGGCTGGTGGCATTCCTGGAGTGACCTTCAACCAGTACAACAACTCGCCGGAAGCTCTCGACACCACGACGATCTACCGGCAAACCAACAACCAAGTCACCTACGCAGCCGACCAGCTGGTGGGTGCACCCTAACAGAAAGGTCCGAGATGCTCGATCAGGTGCTTTTGCAGGCGACGGCCGCCGCGACGCCGACAACGCTCAACATCACCGCTGCCGATCCTGCTGAGACTCTGATCCTCAAGAGCATCTCGGACCTTTCTGCACCCAAGATCACGCTGTTCACCGGCACCTACGCCGGTAACGGCGGTTACTACCAGGGGCGGAGGATTGAGCAGCGCAACCCGGTCTTCAACTTCAAGCTGAACCCGGACTACGCCGGCGACGTCGAAGTCTCCGAGGTTCGACGCAAGCTCTACCGAACGTTCCTCAACCGAACCGACCAGGTCGGCGACGGGCTGATGGTGGTCCTCAAGGACTCCAAGCTTCCCGACCTATATTTCATCTGCAACACCGAGGACATCAACACCGACATGTGGACTCGTGAGCAGACTGCTCAGGTCTCCACGTTGGCGCTGGATCCGTTCCTGCGTTCGGTGTTGCCCTACCACTGGGACGACACACCCGGCGAGATGCAGCACACTTTCGAGTACGTCGGAGATGCTCCCACGGGTCTATACGTACAGCTCAACGTCGTCAACCTCACCACGCAGATCCATATCCGTCTGCAGAAGGGCGTGGAACAGCAGATGATCACTCTCGTCCATCCGACGGGCGCCTTCGCTGCCGGCAGCACGGTCTTCGTCAACACGACGGAGCTCCACCGTCAGGTGCAGTATAACGGCCAAGACGTGATGGTGATGATGTCCTACGACTCGGACTGGCTCACCCTCGACTACTCCGAGGACCCCTACACTCTCGAGGCCTGGGGTACGTCATATTTGGACGGCAAGGTGCTGCTCAGCCTCATGGAGTACCGCGGTACCTGGTGGGGGATCTGATGTTCAAAGAACGAATGAAGGACGGCACGACTCGGATCACGGGGGCAGGCAAGTCTGCTCTGGACGCCTGGCCCATCGGATCGATCTATATCTCGATGCTCACGACCAGTCCAGCTGCTCACTTCGGAGGCACCTGGTCTCGCTTCGCTCAAGGTCGCATGCTCGTCGGGGTTAACGAGGGAGATGAGTTCTGGGACTACGAGGGGAAGACCGGCGGTAAGCGTACCGTGGTGGCCGGTGATCTGCCGTACCACATTCACACCATCGATCACGATCACGCCTCGGTTTCCACGAACTCAGACGGCGGTCACACCCACACGACCAACCGACGTGTCAGCTCGGGCGGCTCTACGGGTCACGCGATCGGAGCGGGTGTGGACGCTGGAGATGGCGTTACTGGATCCGCAGGCGGTCACACCCACGACGTGAACATCCCGGCTTTCGCCGGTTCTTCGGGTCCAGTGGGTGTTCTGGGCGCGAACCTTCTGCCCCCGTACATCGCCGTCTACATGTGGCAGAGGACAGGCTGATGGAACTCGTAAAGCTCAATTCACAAAACCTCGAAGGGAAGCTCATCGAGGGATACGACACCCTGATCTGGACCGAGAGGTTTGCGACCACGGGCGACTTCGTCCTCGAGACGGGCAACATCGAGTACTTCCTCGATCTGCTTCCCGAGCAGACTTACATCACGCTTCGGGACACCACTGTTCCTATGATCGTCGAGACTCACAGGATCGAACGCAAGAAGAACCAACCCGCCAAGCTGACGATCACGGGGCGCTCTTTCGAGTCCGTCCTGGACCGCCGAGTGGCCGTGATGGGCATGTATGGTCCTGACGTCGGTGAAGACTGGGTCATCACCACCAAGACGCCCAGCGACTTGGCGACTCACATCATCGCCGAGATTTGCATCGATGGTGTGTGCTCTCTCAAAGATCAGCTGTTTCAAGTCGTTGAGTTCCTGTGGGATTCGGACTTCCTCGCATCGACCGGACCGTGGAAGGACTACCAGGTCTCTCGGGGCAACCTTCTCGCTGTAGCTCAGCAGTGGTTGGCCAGTGAGTACGCAGCAGACCCCACGACCACACCTCCCACCCCCGCATATCCTCCCCATGGACTGCGTGCGATTCGTCCCCCCAACCCTTCGGTGACGAAGATGGGCATCCAGATCTACCACGGTCTCGATCGCACCGGCACCATCCGGTTCGACGCCACCCGGAATCTTCTGGACGACGGAACATATTTGTTCAGCAAGGTCGGCTCGGCGAATGTGGCCTACGGAATCGGCGACGGAATCGCTGCGATCATGCACGAAGGCGGCGTGGAGCCAGCTGGGCTCGATCGTCGGGTCACACTCATCGACGCCTCGGATGCGGCTTTGGCCGAGGAAGACGCGTTGACTGCCTACATGTCGGTGGCTCTTGCTGAAGCCAGCGAGACCGCCCTGTTCGACGGATCCATCAACCCCGATCTGTCTCCATATTTGTACGGACGTGACTATGGTCTCGGTGATCTCGTCAAGGTCGTAGGCGACTACGGTCTGGAGGAGGTCTCTCGAGTCACCGAGTACATCCGTTCGCAGAGTGCCGCGGGCTACAAGGCCTACCCGACTCTCACCACCGTGAACAGCCCCACTACTCTTGGAGGGGGCTCCACGGGCGGTGGTGGCGGGGGTACTGGAGACCCGTAAAAGGAGAAAAAATGACGCTCAACCCCAAGGTGTACGACACGATCAAGTACTTGGCTCTCATCGGCCTCCCCGCCATCGCCACCTTCGTGGCCGGCATGGGGGCCATCTGGGAGTGGGACAACACTGACAAGGTCGTCAAGTCGATCATTGCGTTCAGCACGCTGCTGGGTGCTCTCACGGTGCTCAACAAGGTCCGTTGGGACAACTCGGACGCTCGCTTCGATGGGACCATGACCGTGGAGGTCACCCCACCCGGCGAGGTCAACGAGATCCGCCATCTCGATGTCGACGACCCGACGATCGACGCGGTTACCAACAAGGGCGAGATCCTGATGAAGGTCGTCGAGAAGACGGACTGAGCAAGCTTTACATGCCTTAAGATGCAGATCACTCTATATCTTAAGGAGCATCTCATGTTCAACCCCCTGAAGCGTAAGCCGAAGCCCTACGAGGCAGAGCGCGACCGACTTCTGGAGGTGCTGAAGAACCACCCCTCACCCGACTCGGATGAGTACAAGGCCATCATGGCCCGACTCGACCAGCTCGACAAGATCCTGAACAGGACCACCGAGCTCAAGAAGACCGTCATCCCGGCTCTTGGAACCATCGGAGCGGTAGGGGGTATCTACGCCCTCCAGCAGTTCGGTGGCATTCTCGTCCCGAAGGTGCTCGACTCCATCGCTGCAAGGCAGGACAAGAAGCACCAGGATCACGAGCAGAACTAGCACCAAAGGCGTTAGCCCCGTTACACGGGCTAACGTTTTTCGAAAATTTCCCCGGTGGGAAAATCCATATTTGCTATTAACTTTTACATGCGTCTATATGAGAAGCCCTAATGTCGCCACTTGTACAGCGACTGATATAGGTCAATTAGTTAATAGTCGCCGCTGACCGCGACTGGCTTCTCGTACAATTTTTGCGCAGAAAATACATGCGTCTATATGAGAAGAAGCTAGTAGTCTAGCCTGTTATCGTCTAACAGCTTCTCACCGTTTTGTCAACTCCAGAAAGGTTCCCCATGGACACCGTGTTGGATTTTTTCAGCGACCTGATCCTGTTCACCGCAGGTCTGGTCGTTGCGACCGGCTGGCTGATTCTCATCATGCTGGCTTCGGTCGAGGCGTACGACTTGATCATGGAGAAGTTCTTCGGCAGGAAGCCGGTGGGCCCTCTGACCCCTGACGAGGAGGACGCATGAGCCTCCTCAAGCAGATCTTCGGATCGCGTCCCACCACCAAGGTAGACGTCGCCATTGGTGTGGGCGCGGCCATCTTCGGCGTGCTCAAGGCCGCCGACACCATCCACCAGTACAAGAAGGAACAAGAAGAGGAGCAAGAATGAAGTCGATGAAGCTGTTTCGCTGGGCCATGGTCGCCACGGGTACCGGGCTGATCTACTTCGCCGGGGCCATCGCGGTCGTCGAGTCCCAGGCCGCGGCCGAGAAGAACAAGAAGGAGGCTTCGAAGTGAAGCTTCCCAACGTGACCGGGCTGTTCAAGCTCGGCAAGGCGTTCACCATGGCGCACCGTCCCGAGCTGTTGTTCGGAGCGTCCATCGTCTCGACCGTGTCCGCCGTCGTGGCCGCTGGAGTAGGCGGCTACAAGTCCGGGCAGCAGGTCATGAAGGCCGAGTACCCGCAGTACGACTACCTCGACGCGGAGCACTTCCCTCTCTCCCCGAAGCAGAAGGTCCAGCTGACCTGGCTGAACTACCTGCCGGCTGCGGGTCTGACCGCGGGAGCCCTCGGGTCGACCACGGGGCTCCACATCGTCCACATCAAGGAGAAGAAGGCTCTCGCTGCGGCTGCTCTGATGGCGATCGAGGAGATCCGCGGGGAGGCCGAGGCCTACAAGGACGAGATCCTCGAGGTCGTCTCGGACCCCGACAAGAAGCCCTCCGAGAAGGTGAAGGCCATCGAGAAGGGGCTCGAGAACACGGACGGCGAAGTCGGAGAGCGCTACCTCATCCGGGACCCCATCACCGGTCGTGACATCTGGGCCAACAAGGCCCAGATCGAGGAGGCCATCGTCGAGGTCGGGAACATCATGAACGGCTCGGGCGACGCGTCGCTGAACAACTTCTGGGAGCAGGCCGGCTGGGGCCGTCTGCCGCTCGGAGACGAGATGGGGTGGAGCGGCGTCATCCCGTCCATCTCGTGGGCTGACGACTTCGGACGTCCGATCTCGCACGTTCGGGACGATGGGAGGCCGGCTCGCGGCTTCCGATTTCTCACCGAACCCGAGAAGGGGTTCGACGACCCCAATCGTTGAAGAGCACGGAGACTATCAGATCTGCGAGATCTGAAACGTCTTCTTCAACCGATTCCCCCCTGGTGGATGACTCCATCAGGTGTGTCCGACGACTTCACAATGTGGAGGCTCGGACAGTAATCACCAACGCCGGCAGCCTGGAGGGGAACTGGGCTGCCGGCGTTGGTCCACGCTCACAGAAAGTACGTCAATGATCACCCTTCTGATTCTCGTCATCGCCATCCTCTCGGGTGTCGTCTACTACCAGCGGAACCGCCTCCGTCGCACCCGGGCCGATCTCGCGACCGTATCGCGGTTGGAGATGGACTCCTTCAACAAGCTCATGGAGGTGCAGATCAAGAACTTCGACCTCGAACACCAGCTCATCACGGCCAACGAGGCCTACCGGGCTCTCGACAAGGGCGCCCAGGAGATCCAGGAGGGCTACGAGCAGGAGTACCTGACCAAGAACGAAACTATCGAGGTTCTGCGGAAGAACAACGAGAAGCTCGGTCTGGTGTTCCGCTACCACTACGAGCACTGCCTTCCCGACGTCCTTGACATGCCGATGTTCGAGGGCTTCGACCCGGATCTCTACGAGGAGACGCCGCTGTTCGACGCTATCGTGCTGAAGACCGACAATCGGGTCGGTTTCTACACGTAGGAATTACACGCGCTGTAATAGCAGGACTATCCCGTACTCATAAGGAGAACCCATGTCCAACGACAAGACCACCGCCGTCCCCTCGACCCCCGCCGAGGACGAGACCCCGGTCGTCGAGAAGCAGTCCTTCCTCAAGAAGACCGGCGCCTACGTCAAGGCCCACAAGAAGCCCGCCCTCGCGGTGGGTGCCCTCGTGGCCCTGACCGTGGCGTCCGCCGCCTTCGGCAGGAAGACCGCTCCCGACGCCGAGATCCTCGTTCTCGAGGTGGAAGTGGAGGGCGACGAGTCGGACTCGAACGACTCCGTCACCGCCTGACACGAGACCAACCCGCTCAAAACCAAACCTCATGCAATCCTCAGCATGCGGTTTGGTTTTCTGTTTTTCCATAACACAACAACCCGTAAAGGAATCAGCATGTCGCAGCTCACGTACGAGGCGTCCGTTTACAGCCGCATCGTCAAGTACACCAACTTCAACGGCAAGGTGATGGAGGTCGAGCTCTTCTTCGCCCTCGACCCGCTCAAGCTGATGCAGGTCATCGCGACCTACCAGCCGAAGAAGTCCAAGTCGAAGGACCCCCGCAAGGCCAACCAGCCCCTCGAGATCACCGACGAGGAGCAGATCAAGTTCGTGCGCGAGCTCGCCGCCAAGTCCGCCGGCTTCCCTTCCGACGATGGCGAGAGCTGGGAGCCCATGGACGACTTCGAGTCGACCCTGGCCGGCAAGGCGTTCATGACCAAGCTCCTCTCTTCCGACGCCGACCGCAAGGAGTTCGCCGAGAAGGTGATCCTGTCGCCGTTCCGGGCCTTCGTCAGCTACGCCGAGGAGGACCCGACGAACTCCCCGAAGGAGATCGCGCAGTTCCGCCAGATGGTGGTCCAGCTCGAGAACATCTTCAAGTCGCCGGCGCCGGAGAACGAGACCCTCGAGGAGCGTCGCGAGCGTCTCCTCGCTGAGCTCGGGCAGCTCGAGGGTCCGGCTGAGGGCACCCAGCACCCCGACGCCTGATGGGGAACAGCAAGAAGCCCAAGCGACCCGAACTCAGCATCGGCTCCCTCGCCCACGGCGAATTCGTCAGCCTCCCGAAGGTGAGCGAGGAGAAGGCAGTCCTCAAGGAGGTTCCGGCGTGCATCCGTTGGGCTGAAGTTCCCAACATCGATCGCATGGACCGCGAGGTGGTCGGCAAGACGATCATCTACGAGGACAACTCCTTCGACGTCGTCTACGACTTCGAGAACATGTCGGAGGACGCCAAGACGTTTCTCGGGTACTACCAGTCGGCGGGTCCATATTCCATCGGAGATCAGGGGGTGAACTAGTGCAGTTCCCCGACAAGTCGCAGCCGGAAGTCCCTCAGAAGAAGACCATCACGCCCGTCATCCAGGGCGCGAAGATCTCGGATCGGGGCAGTCGTCAAAGGTTCTTCGGTTTCCTCTTGGCCGAGTCTCCTCGCGAACTCGGACTCAAGATCGGACGAGAAGTCATGGTGCCTCGCATGAAGGCCGGGCTCGAGGCTTCTCTCAATGCCTTCCTCTCGGGGATGCTGTGGGGCGGAGGTCCTCGACCCTTCGACGGGGTCGTTTCGGGAACCGTTCTCCGAGCTAACCCATCGGGAACCAACTACAACGCGATCTCGTCTGGGACGCCTCTTCAGCAGGCCCAGGCGCAGGTCACTACTCAGAGATCCACGGGGGTCTACAAAAATGTTCTGTGTGGTACACAGCAAGAGGCCGAGTTCCTCCTGGCCAATCTCACGGCGACTTTCAACGACTACAACGTCGTGTGCATCGCCGACCTCTACGAGATGGCCGGGATCAAGCCGTCTCCGTCCGACAACGCCTACGGGTGGTTGGACATCGACGCTGCTCGGATCGTCAAGACCCGAGATGGCTACGAGCTCGAGATGCCGCGTCCGCGGGTGATCTAGTTGGCCAAGCCGAAGAAGTGCGGTTTCAAGAACTGCAACGAGGACATAGGCGTCGGCGCTGCTCGAGTCGGCTTTGACAACCAAGGCAAGAACGACGAGGTGATCGCCTGCGCTGGGTGCGCTTGGACGATCATGACCGCCCCTCGAGGCACCTACCGCATCACCCCGGACCGCCGTCTCGAGGCCATCCCCCAACACAAGTAACCGACAGGAGGACCAAGTGCATTACGTGAAGCATAGCCGGACCGTACTCGCTTGGTCCTCCTGTCACTGTGCAGCAACCCAATCCCACTATAAGGGTGAGGAAAAAGGACCCATTCCCACGGCTTTCTACCGCGCACTGCGCATCGAAGGGACAGACGCAGAATGGATATTTCGCAGCAGCGACGAGCGCTCGCCGAGTACTACGGAGTCAACTCCGCGTTCGCACAGCGCATGAAGACGATGCGCGATTCTCAAGTCACCGCAATTTATCTCAGACTGAAAGGTAAGGGGATCCTAAAGTGAACCTCAACTTCATCACCCGAGTCGCGGGAGCTGTCAAGCTCGCCGCCAAAGCTCACGCGCCCACCATCATGGTCACCACTGGCGTGGTTTCCATGGGCGCCAGCGTCATCGTCGCGTCGAAGCAGACGCTCACCCTCGACGCCGTCCTCATGGACCACGTCACGAACCTCGAGAAGATCGAGGACGGGCAGACCTTCGCCAAGACGCAGGGTATCTCCTACACGGACGAGCTCGCTCGCCAGGACCGCATCAAGGTCTACACCAGGGCGTCCGTGGACGTCACCAAGCACTACTTCATCCCCGGCGTCCTCTTCGTCGGCGGCGCGTGCCTCGTCTTCGGCGGTCACCGCATCATGCTCAAGCGGAACGCCACCCTGGCGATCGCCTACACGACCGTCGCGAAGGCATTCGACGCCTACCGGGAGCGCGTGCGTGAGCACTGGGGCGACGAGACCGACCAGGCCATGATGGGCGGCTACGTCACCAAGGAGGTGTACGACGACTCGAAGAAGCACGCGGTCGAGGTCAACACCCGGGACTGGGACGACCCGCTGCACGGCAATCCCTACGCCCGCGTCTTCGAGCAGGGCGAGAGCTCGCAGTGGACGCGGGACCACTACACCAACACGATGTTCATCGCCAACCAGCAGCGATTCGCGCAGGAGCTCCTCGGTCGGCGCGGGCACCTCTTCCTCTGGGAGGTCTACGAGGCGCTCGGCTTCGAGCCCAACGACATCAGTCGTGTCACGGGCTGGAAGGTCCGCAAACTCGCCGACGGCACCAAGGACATCCCGGTCGTCGACTTCGGTCTCGACAAGGAGATGCCCGAGGACTGGAAGGTCAACTCCAACGGCGGCATCTTCCTGGACATCAACTGCCAGGGCCTGATCGTCGGCGGCAAGGTCCAGAAGATCCTGGAGTCTGCCCGATGACCGGCATCGAGACCTTCATCAAGAAGCCGGTCGAGATCCAGGCGATCCAGTTCACCGACGAGGAGTCAGGTCGGGTGATCATCGATTGGGTTGGCGCAACCGAGATCACCATCGAGTGGACCACGACTGGCGGTGTCATCTCCGAGATGTCCATCCTCACTCTCGAGGGCAACATGAAGATCTCCCCGAATGACTGGGTGATCCGGGGCGTCAAGGGTGAGTTCTACCCGTGCAAGCCGGACATCTTCGAGGAGACCTACCGCAAGAAGGGACACTTCAAGTGAGGATCTGGATCACCGCCCTGTCCGCCTTCGGGGCCGGCATCGGGATCGGCATCGCCGTGGGCGCCGTGCTCACCGAGGAGAAGATCCGAGAGGAGTACAAGGAGTCAGCCAAGGCCTACCGCAAGGCCATGGAGATGGCCAAGGACATCGAGTCGCACGCTCCTCAGCAGTCCGAGGAGCCACAGCTTCTTTCCCAGGTCAAGGTCGAGGGTCTTTCTCTCGCTCCCAGCGGAATGGGCACCATCACACACATCGACGGTGAGCCCGTAAATGTCGGCGGGGTATCTCTGGAACCGACTTTGGCCGAGACCAACCCGTACCACAAGGCCGTCGCGGCCAAGGAAACCGATACTCAGCTTTTCGTCGAGGGGGGAGTCAACGACTACGGCGTCTCCTACATCGAGGAGGAGGACTTCAACGACGAAGACGGTCGTACGAAGACCACGGTCAACTACTACATCAGCGACAACCAGGAGCCCGTCTTCCTGGTCAACGGCGAACAGATGCACGACTGGGACGAGCATCTCGGCGACTCCATCGTCGTGGACTTCTACCAGCTCATCCCGCCGGGCGCGCCTGACATCCTGTACGTCCGCAACCACAAGACCGACTCCGACTACGAGGTCGTCTTCGGGATCCCGTGAGTGCGGACGCCTGGCTGACCGAAACATATTTCGACTGGCTGAGGTCGGAGTGTTTCACCGAAGCCTCTGAACGGAGGGAGTACGAGGGGGTTCTTCGGGTCCTTCACGATATTCCGTTCTACTGGACCATCTGGTCTGATGACGACCGTGTTGGCGACGCTTTGACGTTTCGCCAGTCGGACTTCCTCGGATGTCAAACGGATCTGGACCGGCTGGATCAGCAATGGCTTCATGACTGGGGCCTGGCTACCCCGTCGGTTCTGGAGATCTTCCTCGGGATTGCACGGCGATGGAACTCATATTTCGAGGGTCCCGTCGCCTATTACTTCGGCCACATGTTCGTCAACATGAACTTCGATCGGCACCCCGGTCGAGTTCTTTCGTCCCGATCCGCCAACGTGGTCCGTGATCGATTGGACGCGTGGATGTCTCACCAGCTGCCTCAGGATGGCTCTGGCGGTCCGTTCCCGCTCCGAGAGCACACGTATCAGATCCCCATGATGAATGTCGACATACTCATGCAGATGAATGCCTACAGTCTCGAACACTTTCAGTGAGAGGAGGTCCAATGGACTTCATTCGAGTCGGCTATAAGGAGAATCAGGACGGAACGCGCGAGTTCTTTCCTGCTCTTTTGGCGCTCGAAAGCCAGGACCTCGTCATCCGAGGAGGTCAGTTCGTAGCTATCTGGGACGAAGACACGAAGCTATATTCGCGTCGGCAGTCCCACGTTCCCGACATTGTCGACCGTGCTTTCTCCAAGATGGTCGCTTCCGAAGTCCGATCCGGGGACGTCATCAAGAAGATGCGGAACTTTGACAATCAGCTGTTCAGCAAGCTGCTTGCGTTGATCCGTCAGATCGGAGACCTTGGGCCCGATCTGGACCAGAGTCTCGTGTTCGCAGATCAGGAACCCACCAAGGCTGACGCGGCTACCTTCAAAATGCCGTACTCTCTGGTGGATGCCCCGCGGCCAGCGTGGGACGAGATCTGCGACACCCTGTACGAGCACGAGGAACGACTCAAGTTCGAATGGGCCATTGGGTCCATTCTTACAGGGTATGCGGCGACGCAGATTCAGAAGTTCTACGTGTTCTATGGTCCCCCGGGATCCGGTAAGTCGACCATCATGGACATCATCGGCTGGATATTTGACGGGCACACCGCCGCGTTCTCCGCGTTTAACCTCGCCAAGGCTGACGCTCAGTTCTCGTTGGAGCCCTTCAAGAACAACCCCCTGGTCGCCATCGACCAGGACGCCGATCTGTCCAAGATCGAGTTGAACGTAAACCTTAACCAGATCACGGCTCACGACCGGATCATCATTAACGCCAAGGGTCGGAGTCTCTATGAGATGACGCCCCGGGCTTGTCTTTTCTGCGGGTCCAACGATCCTGTAAAGATCAGCAACCGGAAGTCGGGCCTATTCCGACGTCTGGTGGATATTCAGCCCACGGGACGTCTCATCCCCGAGGACCGATATCACGAGCTGATGGCTCAGGTGAAGTTCGAGCTGGGGGCTATCGCCTACCACTGCATTCAGGTCTTCTTGGAGCACGGTCCCACGTACTTGTCGGCCTATCGTTCCACAGACATGATGTACAGGACGAACGACATCTTCAACTTCGTTGAGGACAACCGTTTGATCCTGTCGCAGGGCATCTCGCTCAAGATGGTCCACAAGCTATACACCGAATGGTGCACCGAGACCGACACGAAGAACATCTACAAGCAGTACCAGTTCCGCGACATCCTCAAGGATTACTTCAAGGAGTTCCACTCCGAGATCATGGTCGACGGGATTCGTCACCGTTCCTGGTTCCAAGGACTGCGGGACTTGGAGAAGTTCACGTGGAAGGGCATCGCGCCGAAGGGGTCTCGAGAGTGGCTGGAGCTGGAACCTCAGCCGTCACTGTTCGACGAGCTCATGGCGGACCAACTGGCTCAGTACTCCCAGGACAACGCTCAGTATCCGCTGAAGCAGGCCTGGGACAAGGTCAAGACCACGTTGAAGGACCTGGACACCTCGGTGGAGCACTTCACCAAGGTACCCGTCAACCATATTGTCATCGACTTCGACCTGAAGGACGAAGATGGGAACAAATCACTCGAGAAGTGCCTCGACGCCGCAGCCAAGTGGCCGCCCACTTATGCCGAGACTAGCCGAAGCGGCGATGGACTCCATCTCCACTACGACTACACCGGTGACGTTGAGCGACTCGCGGACAAGGATCCTAACGGAGAATACGAGATCAAGAAACTCCTCGGAGGTGGCTCGCTTCGCCGAAGAGTTTCTCTCTGTAACGCTGTTGCCGTGGCAACTATCACTTCTGGACTACCTCTCAGAGAGGAAAAGCCTGTGCTTGCACCCACCGCCATGCAGACCGAGAAGGGTCTACGTGCGGCAATTCTGAAGGGCCTTCGTAAGGAAGTGCACGGCTACACCAAGCCGGACCTGGATTACATCGCGATGGTCATCAACGAGGCCGACAAGCAGGGTCTCGTGTACGACGTCTCCGACATGTGGGACGACATCATTCAGTTCGCCATGAGTTCCTCGAACCAGGCGGCAGTATGTATCGACATCGCCTCCAAGCTCAAGCTGAAGAGCGATGTCGATCTGGAACCCGGTGACGACGCCGACTACGCGGACAAGCAGATCGCGTACTTCGATCTGGAGATCTATCCCAACCTCTTCGCTCTGGCCTACAAGCCGGACTTCGAGGGCGCCAAGGTCGTCAAGCTGATCAACCCTTCGGCCGCTCAGGTCGAGGAGATCATCACCAACTACCGTCTCATTGGGTGGTACAACCGCCTGTATGACAACCACATCCTCTACGCGGCAACGCTTGGGTGGAACATCGAAGCGCTCTACGACCTCTCCCAGAGGCTCGTGAAGCACAACGACAAGACCGCATATTTCGGTGGTGCCTACCACCTGGCGTACGGAGACGGCTACGAGTTCGCCTCCACCCCGAACAAGAACTCCCTCAAGTGGTGGGAGCTCAAGCTCGGACTGCCGCACATGGAGATGGATCTCCCGTGGGACGAGCCTGTCCCGGAGGACCGCGTGCTGGACGTCATGGAGTACCTCGAGAACGACGTCCTGTCGACCGAGGCCGTCATTAAGCACCTCGAGGCCGACTTCCGCGCCCGTCAGATGTTGGCGGAGCTGAGCGGCCTCGAGTTCTGCAACACGAACCGTCAGCACACCGAGAAGCTGATCTTCGGGAACATCTCGCGAGACCCGGATCCGGAGCTCCAGTACACGGATCTGCGGGAGATGTTTCCCGGATACGAGTTCGACCAGTTCGCTACGGGCAAGGAGAAGTCCACCTACAAGGGCGAGAAGGTCGGAGAGGGCGGCTGGGTGAAGGCCAAGCCGGGTATCTACGAGAACGTCGGGCTCCTGGACGTCGCGTCGATGCACCCCACCTCGATCGTGCAGATGAACTTGTTCGGCAAGTACACCCCGAAGTTCAAGGAACTCCTGGATGTGCGGCTCGCTATCAAGAACGGCGACTACGACCTCGCCGGCCAGCTGTTCGATGGAAAACTGGCGCCCTATCTGGGAGACAAGGCTTCGGCCAAGGCTCTCTCCGATGCCCTGAAGGTCGTAATCAACTCGGTCTACGGGTTCACCGCAGCCACGTTCCCCAACCGCTTCAGGGACCCGCGCAACATCGACAACATCGTCGCCAAGCGTGGTGCCCTGTTCATGGTTGACCTCGTGGAATTCGCGGAGCAGGAGGGGTTCGAGATCGTCCACGTCAAGACGGACTCGGTCAAGATTCCCAACATCACCCCGGAGATCGTGGAGAAGGTGCAGCGGTTCGGAGAGAAGTACGGATACTCCTTCGAGCACGAGGACACCTACAAGAAGTTCTGCCTGGTCAACGACGCGGTCTACATTGCCTACTCCACCAAGCACGACCGGTGGGAGGCGACGGGGGCCCAGTTCCTGCACCCGGTGGTCTTCAAGACCCTGTTCTCGGGGGAGGAGATCAAGCCGACCGACTATGTCGAAATTAAGCAAGTCACCAAGGGAACCATGTATCTGGTCTCCGAAATGTCCGAAGTTCGTCAGTTCGTCGGGCGATTTGGAGCGTTTGTGCCTGTTCTCGGAGGCCGTCAGTTGCTCCGCGTCGACGGAGACAAGAGCGGGGCAGTTACGGGAACCAAGGGATATCTCTGGGAAATCGACGAGTACGCCCTGAACCCCGAGTTGGGGTTCGAGGTGGACATGTCCTACTTCCAGGAGCTCGTTGACAACGCCAAGGCCGCCGTGGAGAAATACGGCGACTACAATCAGTTCGTCACGGTGTAGGAAATACACGCGTCATAACGAATAGTCAACCCTACGAAAGGCAACCCAAAATGTCCACTCACACCGACTCCTGCATCATCGAACACCACGACGATGGCAGCCGGACCGTGACCACGGTAGAGACCGTGTACCCCGTCAGCAAGAAGCAGCAAGCTCTTGCGGTCGGCGTGCTCTCGCTCATCGCCATGGCCCCGCTCGTCCCGATCGCCACCGTCGCCGCGTGGGACAAGATCCAGGAGCGCCGAGAGGCCAAGAAGGCCGCCAAGCTCAAGGTCGTCAACTAGTTCGAGGCCAAGACCCCACATGGGGTCAAGGTCTTGGATGGGAGAACGTATGGCATTCACTACGCACGGTCATCAGATCCGCATGTCACCAACAGAACCCAAGCCTCTGAGTCATCAAGTCGCTCGCTGCGGTGGGCCTGGGCTGTGCCCCCAATGTTCCCGAGAAGAGTCCACGTGGCTCGCGAAAGAGCTCGAGATGGCAGACAATCAGAAGGGCATTCCCTTCAACTCAGCAGATGAGGGTTTCAACTTCCCTCGTGTGGCTCGAGAGCTGGTTCTCGAGCAGGCTAGAGCCTTGGTCGGCGACAAGGAGCATGGCTCGGCCATTAAGGCACTCACAGCGAATGACGTATACGTCGTGTGGTTCGCCTACATCTTGGGGAACTTCAAGGCTCTGTGTTCCACGCCAATCGCCGACGGACGTTACTACGAGGTGACGTTCGATCGGGGCAAAAAGATCGCCTTTGTCGATACCTACGTCAAAACTCACAACAACGAAATCAACATCGACATCTGAAGGAGTAGTACATGGCAATCGAGGTCAACACGATCGTTGAGATCGGACCTACCTACGGCGGCAAGATCGGCAACCTGATCCTGAAGGACGCCAAGTTCTTCGGCCGTCCCAACTTCGCCGGCGAGCTGAACCAGTTCCGCGAGACCAAGCGGCAGTTCACGGTGCTCATCCCCAACGAGCTGGCGGATCAGCTCAGGGCGATGGGCTGGAACGTCAAGACCTCCATCCCCTCGGAGGACGAGAGGGCCGATGGTCGCACCGACCTGAGCCATCTCAAGGTCGCCGTGGACGAGAGGTCGTCCGTCGTCAAGCTCAACAACGGCCAGGCCATCCAGGAGCTGCCGCCCGAGAACTGGGACGTGGTCGACCGGACGCGGTTCACCGACATGGGCATGGAGATCCGTGGCTGGGAGTACGACCCCGAGGAGAACCCCGGGAAGTACTCGGCCCGCCTGGTCCAGTTCGTCGGGATCATGCGGCCCAACCTGCTCGAAGATCGGTACGGTATCTGATGCGATCGCTCCAGGAGATCCTCACCGATGCCGGCGTCGCGCCCGACGTGGTCCGCGAGGTTGCGGCCGACGTGGTCCGCGAGGTTGCGGCCACATTCGGCCGGGAGATGAGGGAGGACGCTGAGTTCATCGCTCTCCAGGCGCTGACGGATATCTGTCAGATCACTCCGGAGACTCGTAACTACGGCAACGTGCTGACCGAGCAGCGTCGGCAGGCTGCTGAGGCCATACTCATGCACATTCGCTCGCGGAACGTGAGGGAACCGGTCTACAACCAGTACTTCAGCGCCTCGGACGAGGAGGGTGTGAGCTACGACGAGAACACCCTTCAGAAGGTTCGGCAGATCCTTCTCGAGATGGGCTTCGCCGAGGAGTACGCGGACGAGTGGATCAACGGGTGCCTCAACCGGGGCATCCTCTTCCGGGAGCGAGCGTGAACCGCCACATGATCGTCCTTCAGCGCCTGGACGCCGACATGCCCAACGTGGTGTTCGACAACCGGGAGCAGGTCAAGGAGGCCGGCGGGACGATTCGGGATCTGGAGACGGTCTTCATGCCTCAGCAGCTCTTCGAGGACATGGACCGACCCGAGATCATCACCGTGACGGTCGAGCCCGGGAACACCATCGAGGGCTCGACGTGAGTCACAAGATGGGGGATCAGTTCACCGTCTCCCTGAGGGAGGCTCTGGAACCTCTCCTCGGGAGGGTTGCCACGATGGAGGTCGAGGGCGAAGAGGTGACTGCTCGGCTGCAGTTCGTCAACGAGAATCACGCGGTGTTCAAGATCGTCCCAAAGGACACCAGGGACTGATGAAGGGAACGTGGGGGAGGCGGGTGTTCGGTACGGTCTCGAGGGGCCCCCGGACTACCCGCTTCCATCTCGAAGTCCGGATTCGGAACGGACTAGTGGTCACCAGGGACAAGATCGTCTCCAACATCGAGCTCGAGGCCTTCCCCAAGCTCTACGGGTTTGTCCTCGACGAGATGGTGTACCACATCGACCAGCAAGTCAAGCGTAGGAATTACACGTTCTAGAATAGAGAACCCTCACCGTAGCCTCCCTGAAGGAGTATCACTATGAAGTTCCTCGCCAACAACGCCAAGAAGATCGCCGCTTTCGTGATCGTCATCTGCGTTGGCCGGATCATCTACATCGCCCTCAGCAGTACCACGAAGTAGTTCAATAGCTCTGACTCCACATGGAGTCAGGGTCTTCTCATCAACCAATTCGAAAGGTAACACCAACATGCTGCAGCCGCAGTTCTATTTCCTGTCCCCCGTCCAGGTCATCCAGGTCACCAAGGAGAACATCCAGGAGGCCGCTGAGTGGTGCGGTGGTGATGTCCTCGAGATCGCCAACCGTCGTGACCCGAAGAAGATGGACCAGTACGTTCACGTTCCGGTCCCGGAGAACTCCGCGATCTCCTGGGCGTTCCCCGGCATGTTCATCACGCGCCGGCTCGTCATCGCGCAGGACGGCAACATGAAGATCTCCTGGGCGGTCTTCAAGCGCGACTACTTCGAGAAGAACTACTTCACGGATCCTTCCGTCGGCGTGGCCAAGACCTGGGAGAAGCAGGCCTCGGTCGCCAAGCGGAAGAAGCGCGAGGAGGTGAGGGTCAAGGTCAACGTGGGCGACGCCTTCAGGGAGGCCATGGAGAAGAGCCGAAACGAGATCGTGGGCCTCTCGGAGGAGCTCGGGATCGACCCGGATAAGGCGCAGGCCCTCCTGGACAGCGTCGAGAAGGTCGTGGGTCCCTCTGAGGAGGAGCTCGAGGCGGCCGGGATCAAGTCCAACTCGGTCACTCGGGAGGCCGAGTCTGCCTATCCGGCGGTTTCGTGATGGACGACAAGCTGCTCAACCGGGTCGGCTGCGGAATCATCATCGCCGCGGCCCTCCTGGGTGCGTTGCTCATCGGTCTGGGCATCTGGGGCTTCATCGAGATCATCAACTGGATCACTTCGAAGTAAGGAGCAACCATGTCCCGGAATCTGTTCGAGAACAACGAAGGAACCGAGAAGGCTGAGCAGGAGGACGAGATCTACACCTCGACCGTGCAGGTCTTCGCTGACGGAAGCCTCGCCGAGGATCCGGTCATCACAATCGACTTCGTGGAGGAGAAGCCCGAGCCCTTCTCGGCGACGGAAGATCAGATCGCGCTGAACCGCCTTCGCAGGGGCCTCAGCGACAAGTAACACAAACGGTGCGCAGAGAGTCTTCGGGTTACGGAAATGGGTGTGACCGCGGCTGCCGCTGGCCGTCGTCCTCTCATTCGAGACTGATATGCGTTCGGGAGGGGTCCGTGAAGCCCCTCACCCATAGTCAACCAACCTAAGGAGTCATTATGCGTAACAAGAAGTTCTGGGCCACTTCGGTCGTTCTGGCGATCATCGTTGCCATCGTCGTCTTCGCTGCCGGTCGGTCCACCGCCACGGACAAGCCGGACAACATCCTGCAGAACCCGGAGATGGTCGTCCAGACCCAGGGAACGTGGCTGCCCAAGACCTACAGCCAGACCATGAAGGCGTGCCCCTACGGCATGCTAGCCATGGGTGGCGGGTACTCCGTGGGCTCCAACACGCCCCTCTCCGACGTCGGAACGCCCAAGCTGATGGTCTCCACGAATGCTCCGGGGTTCACCGGGATCTACGAGGACGAGATGCTGGACAACGAGGTGCGCCTCCAGCTGCCTGACCGGTGGGTGGTCCAGGGGTTCAACCGGGGGAAGCAACCCGTGGAGATCCGCGTCTGGGTGGTGTGCGCCGAGACCAGCCTGCCCATCCAGCCCTAACTAGGGGGTGATCTGACTTCTGGGTGGTCCATGGGGAGACCCGTGGGCCGCTCTGGAGCCAGAAGAAAGGAGGTAATAGGCAGTGAGGAACTACCGCACCTTAGCATAAAGGATGGGCCCGGGGACGACTTCCAGACGACCTTGGGCCCATCCCTGCTACACGTTTTTGCATTTTGACTGTTTTCGGTCGAGATAGTCCGCAGACACCCCCCCTCTTTTTACCTTTTAAAAACGCGTAAACGTGTAGTAAAAACGCCTTTTTTTCGGCAAATTACACGGATTACACAAAAATCGCCGCGCACTACACAAAAATTTGGCAGCGTAAAACGGTGATTCGTGGAGAAACCGTACCCCTTCTGACCTGCGCTTTTATACTAATTACACATTTACACGTTTTTATTCCCCTTTTGTGAAATGAGTGAAAAGAGTATATATATGGAAATCCTGTGGCAGTAAAAGTACTCACAAAAACGCGTAAACGTGTAGCACATAAAATACACGCTCTAGTATAGAAGTAGACCACGTCAACGATTGGAAATACCATGACCGTACTCATGTCCCTCATCGGCCTCCTCGTGTTCGCTGTCAGCATGCTCACCGCCGGTTTCAAAACCGCGTTCAAGCGTCTGATCGCGTTCGCGTGCGCTGGCCTCATGATCGACCTGTTCATCATCGGACTCGCCGTCCTCGTCGGATACGTCAACTGAAAGCCTAAGCCCCTACATGGGGCGAGGGTTTTGGAAAGGGGACTTCCCCATGCCCCAAGAGAACCGGGAAGAAAGACTCGCTCGGATCCGGGAGAACACGGACACTCGGACAGCGGCTGCTCTGGTGACCATCCTGAAGATCATATCTGCGGAGCTCACGCCATATCCCACCGCGCGAGAAGTAACAAAGCAAAACACCTGTGGCGCATGTGGGTGTCTGATCTACCCAACCGATCATGGTTGTCCCAACTGTCGCTTCAACCTGCTGAAAATCAAGGAGTAACTCATGGACGAGAAGAAGTACATCTGCCGTCACTGCAAGGTCCAGGTCGTGGGCCCTAAGGACACGCACGCTGTCCTGGGCAAGCAGCACAAGCCCTCCTGCCCGAGAAGGCGGACCCAGGGATGACGCATCCACTAATCATCACTCCTCAAGAATGGATGGCGGAAAGGAAGAAGCCGAAAGGTAATCACCGATTCGTCATCGACTACAAATCGAGTTACACGATTAATTTCAAGTGCCGCGATTGCCCTGTCATCATGGTGATTGACAAGTTCGCCCTCCGTCGTTGGTTCACTGGCAAAGAACCGATTGACCCGGGCCTGTTCTATTACCCCTGGCGTTGTTCGAACTAGCGCCACACCAAGTCGAGGCAATAGCTAAGCTTCGAAATGGTAATATTCTTGTAGGCGGGGTCGGCTCAGGAAAGTCGATCACTTCCCTGGCTTACTTCACTCAGAAGGACCCCACCCGCAAGATCGTAGTAATCACCACCGCCAAGAAGAGGGATAAGGGCGAGTGGTTCAGCGACGCCATGTTGATGTCGCTACGTAACGAGGTGGAAGTAGAGAGCTGGAACAACATCGCTAGATTCGTCGACTACGAGAACGTGTTCTTCATATTCGACGAACAGAAAGTTGTGGGCTCCGGCCCATGGGTGAATGCCTTCTACGAGATTTGCAGCAAGAATGAATGGATTCTATTGTCTGCTACGCCGGCTGATAGGTGGATCGATCTCGTACCGGTGTTCGTAGCCAACGGCTTCTACAGAAACAAGACTGAGTTCAACGAGATGCACGTCAAGTGGTCTCGGTTCGCCAAGTACCCGAAGATCGATGGTTACTACGACGAACATATCCTGATGAAGCTCCGCGCTCTCATCTATGTCGAGATGCCATATCTCAAGACGACTGTCCGCAATGACGTGGTTGTTCCGGTGGGCTTCGATCTTGATGAGCAGACTCAGATTTACAAGTGGCGATGGAACGCAGAGGAAGACCGTCCCATCAAGGACGCTGGAGAAATGATGCGGCTGCTACGTAAGAGTAGCAACTCCCATATTTCCCGGTATAAGAAACTTCTGGAAATCCTCGCCGATCATCCGCGCGTCATCATCTTCTACAATCACAACTACGAACTTGACATTCTGAGGACACTCCACTCCGAATTGGATATTCCTCTGGCCGAATGGAACGGCCACAATCACCAGGATATTCCAGCAGGCGATCGTTGGGTGTATTTGGTTCAGTACCAAGCTGGCGCAGAAGGTTGGAATTGCATCAGTACGGACACCATCGTGTTCTACAGTCTGCCATATTCCTACCGCGCTCTCGAACAGGCGAAGGGTAGGATCGATCGTCTCAACACCCCGTATGAGAACCTGTACTACTACCTGTTCAAGTCTCGGTCCATCATTGATCTGGCAATTTGGAAGGCGCTCGAGCGCAAGAAGAACTTCCAGGCTTCGGCATTTGCTAAGAGAGTGTGGCCGAAAGCTGCTTAGAAGGCTGTAACCGTCACATGCGGTTACAGTTTTCTCATTTTTAACAATTACATGTATTATAATGAGGAGAACACAGTATGTCTACGATA